TCGTCAAATAGGCTTCGCAGTTTTCTGGCGATTTGCTTAAAGTATGAGTCTTTCGCGTTCGAGGCTTTCTTTTCAAAATCGTATACGTAAGCGGCTGTCTGATCCGAATACCATTCTTCGAAACCATGGCGATCAAGGGTGTAGGAAGAAGGAACATCTCCCCCTTTACTCTTCACGTTTTCTAAGTACGCACCCCAAAGCATTTTCTTAAGGGCGGGGTTTTGTTGTATCTTTTCAAACTCTTGCACGAACAGGACATGTCCCAGCTCGTGTACCAGCGTGGTACCTATCTCTGCATCGCGGGCTGTCTCACTGAGTTTTGGATCTAGATCTTGGATAACAACGAGGGCCACGTCACCGACAGGGATTAAGCGGGCTTTCACCTGCTTCCCTGATTCCACGCGGCCTTCTAGGCGATCGATAGTTTCTTCAAGATCTGCTTTGTAAACATGGTCAAACTCACCCAGCTTCGACTTGAGGTCTGAAAGAGTCATAACTCTTACAGGTGTCGTGAGGCCCAACAAGGATATAGCCCGACCTAAGAGACGGTTCGTAACAGTACCTAAACCGGCGGATGATTTAATCGAAACTGGTGTTTCAATTCCTTCTGGTTTGGCCGGACCCCGAGGCCCAACCACCGATCGAGGTTGTGGCTTTACACCGCCGCCTTCTTGCTTAGCTTTCCTGGAACCTGCACCCGGCTTTGCCTCAACGCCTGCTTCAACGACAAGGCGGCTATATAAACCTGGTAATAGATACGAGCCCTCTTCATAGGCTGGACTCCCATCTTCATCGACCTCAGTGAACGTATCTTCTCGTGGGCCAGGAGATGACGCCTCTTGTTGAGAACGGAATTCGTCTATTGCTTCACCCATCGGGGCAGTTTCACCTGTACGACGTAACCGGCCTGGCGTTGTTCTGGCAGGTATGCTCTCTCTTTGAACCCTAATTAACCTGTATTTACGGCTCATGCCGTTGACAGGGAGCTCCTCAATAAGGAAATGGATGCTCGCTTCTAGCCCGGTCGACAACCTCTTCTGGTTTTTAATCTTCGTAACTAACTGCTGCAAACCTTCGATGGATAGATCGTTCGCATTATCACGGTAGTTTTGTTCGACGTAAGGTGGCAGTCCGCTGAAACCCAAAAGGGTATTGACTAGACGAGTGTGGTAGCTCTTTTGTTTAGGAGTGAGGTTCGTGAGATACTTGCGTCCGACAAAGAACGTGTTCTTCTGGTCACGGATTTTGGCATCTGTTTCCGCTCTTATGTTGTCTGCCCGTTCTGAGTCAAAAGCCCCCAGCTTCTTAGCTTCTTCGATGGGCCGTGTCATATTCAAGGCATCTAGCTCTGCGGTTGCGACTTCGCGATCGTCCATAGCATCTGGGTCAAAAAGAGTTTCGTTGTAATCGCGGTAATTTTGTTTAGCAGCAGCCTGTTTTTCTCGAAGATCAGAATCTGGGAAGGCGCGATCAACACGCGCATCAATTTCTTCAATCGGCAAACCTTCAAACTCAAGGTTTTTTCTGAGCTTGTCCTTACCGTGGTTGTGTATGTCGATTACACGCTGTTGTGCTCTTCTAATACCTTCTTCTAGTTTTTGTTCTTTAATATCACTAATCGCGGAATCTGTAGGTTTCGCATCTGGGACTAATGGTCTTCCAGAACTATCGGTTCCAAACAAGAGATCGTAGTAGGTATAACCCTCGCCAGTTTCAGGGTTACCGACAAACTCAGTCTTTAGAACCTGTATAAGCTTTCCAGCGCTACCATATAGCTCCGGCGATGGTAGTAAGGTGTTCACCTCTGTTTCATATTGAAGCTGGGTAATTTCACCATCGACGAAAGACTGGTATACGGCATCCAGTTCCATCACGTTCAAGCGGGCTAAGTCACCACTAAGTGCGCCGGGCAACGCTGCTGCCAAATCAATTTTAATGAGCTCGCTGCCAATAGGCACGACAAGTATCTTTCCGCCCCGGCTGTAGATCTCTTTGAGCCCAGTGATTAAACCTTGTTTTAGAGCTTGAGCACTGGTCAGGCCCTCGCCAACCAAAGCCTGATCAGTTGCGATGTTGACCTTGCGGCCTTCGTCAGCAAGCACACCCAGACCTGTATTGTTCGCGTAACCAGTCATCCTCCGCTCACGCTTGGCCGGGTCAGCTTTTTCAGCCTGGTTTGCTAGATCCTGTGGGATCACAAATTCGAGGTTAGACTTATATGCACCTATCCGTGTATCGAATTTTCTAACCTTAGAAGTAAAGCTGTCGACTAAGTTCTCGCCGGCCACATCAAAATCGTTGGGGTCAGATTCCTGGTACTCCATAATATCGAGGTGGTTTGGCGTCTCAGAAAAACGGATAGAGTAACTAACAGGCTTATCACGCGCTGATTCAACGAGTTGCCTGAATCTTTTCATCATTGATTCAGACATAAACTCGGCAAAATCATCGAGATTATATGAGGGGTCACGGTCGAACTCTAAGGCATTATTGGCTTCCCGCTGTTCGACAGGGCCTGTCTCCATCTCATCAAGTATTCTTTTCGCCACACGATAGTTAGCGTTGAATTCTACTTTCCGGTTGGGCGGTAACTCGGAATCACGCATTTTATACGTGGCATCATCAACGCCGTTTGCCCTCGTAGCGATGCGAATATCTGGGTCATCCAGAGATTGGGGAGTAGAGGGTTGTTGTTCGGTTGGAGGTTCAAAGCCTATCGCGACTTCTTCTTCTACAGATTCCTGAAACGGGCTTCCTGGAAGTGGGGGCTCACTTAATGGTGCGTCATCTCTTTCAGGTCGGGTTATGGATGGACCCTGTGAAGTTCGGGCCAAGCGTAATGCACGGTCCTTTTTCCCCTCGGAATCAACCGCGTTAAGAACCTTAATCAGTTCCGCTTTGGGGAAGTTAGCTTGGTAATATTGCGCCTCTGCAATATAGGCTTCTATCCCGGCAATAAGGGTGCGGAAACCTTCAGGGGCATTCTCCTTCTGCTCTAACAGATAGGCTCGCAACCCACGCCCACGCTCAGAACGATCGTTAAGAAACGTGTTGATTATCGACAAAACGTCTGGTGTCAGGTGACGAGTTGGGTCTAGGGCGGAACCCTCTGTCTGACCCGTGGTCGGGGTCTCTATTGGCGTGACTCTAGGCGCTGGAGTTGGTGCAGGTGTAGGAGCAGGAGCCGGAGTAGGTGTAGGCGCCGGAGTAGGTGTAGGCGCTGGAGTAGGTGTAGGCGATGGAGTAGGGGCGGGGGCGTTACGCCAATTGTTGGCGAGCCCGCGACCGACTCGTTCATAAAGGTTTGCTTTGAGTCCCAGATATAGGTCAGAGCTAATTCCTACACGATAGTTATCTTCGAATTCTACATCCACAATTTGTTGGTTTTGTTGTATCTCTTTACCGTTATCAATAGCCGCAAACCCAGCGATGGCCGCATCCACGTCATTGGTGGGGTTATTTAGATACTGGGCTCGCACTCTTGCCGACTGCCGCATAAATGTGTGCAGTGAGCGTGTTGCCATAGGTTCGTTTCGCCGGATAGGGTCGCCATTTCTAAATGGCAGAAAAGAATAACTTTCCTCAACGATAGCCCTACTCCGTGCATCTTCGGGATCAACTTGCGGATCTCGTACGGGAGTTGATGTAGGCGCTGGAGTAGGTGCAGGTTCAGGTGCAGGTTCAGGGTCTACAACTTCTGGAGCAGGAGCCGGTGAAGCCGCAGGAGCAGGAGCAGGAGCAGGAGCAGGAGCAGGAGCAGGAGCTGGTGTAGCAGCGGGGGCAGGGGCTTGTACAGTTGGAGGCGGCGCATCGGAGACAGGTGGTGGGACTTGTTCTCTATCAAGCCGCTGCTTGCGATCCTCTAAGGCAGTATCAACAGCGACTACGTCCACTTCCTGCGCGGGTAAGGCTATATCCTCTGCAGCCTGCACAGCGGCACCCAAGCCTTCTTGGTTGGTGGCCTGCTCACTTACTACGGTCCCATCTGGGTTGGTTACGCGTACAACACGATCAGTATCTGCAGGCTTTGTTTCGCTGTACCCGAGGACGGTAGCGAGTGACTCTTCGCTGGCTTGTGACGCGATGATCTCTTCGACAATAGTAACGTCTTTAGAGATGATGGTCCCCTGGCCGGGTATCTTGGCCCCAAACAAACCATCGCCCAGTTCGACAATAATGTTAGGTGCCGCGCCCTCTAAGCTGGGCGGACTAACATTACTAGTAGCTGGAACCCATACACCTGCTTTTGAACTACGTGGGTCAAGCATGTTGGCCATTTGTGCTTCAAGATCAGCAACGGCCTCTTGTGTTGGCCCATCGAACGCACCGTCCGTGATCCCTTTGTCGAGAGCATCCGCTGCAGCGTTAACGTCCGCATCAACTCTTCTCTGAAGCATCTGTGATGCCTGCGAGTTAATAGCTGAAAGTGCTGCTGCCGGTGTAGACGCTACGCCACCAAATGCACCACCGGCAAAGAAACCTGCAAAAGCTGCCTGACCTAAACGTAGCTGAGCTTCGGCGGCAGTGTATTGATCATCAATTCCAAAACGCAGCCCAGTGAGAGCGCCTTCTTGGATAACTTCTGTAGTGGCTTCGGTTACTGCACTCGCGCCGGTAGCCTTAGACAGGTCTTTTACAAGGCGGGAGAAAACGCCTTCACCCGGCTCCCGGACTGCTTTCTGTTTCGCCAGCTTTAATATATTTTTCGCAATTAAGGCCTCGCCCCCGACGCCTACGGCTGCTAGTGGGGCGCCGCCTAACAAGGCCTGCAGAGACCTTGCAGGTGTAAGCTCTTCACCCGCCTGATCAAACTCGTTATAAACAGCTGCACTCATCATGGGATACTCAGACCCGAAAGCACCTGCTATTGCGCCGCGTTGAAAAGACAAATTGTCTCTGACGAGGCGATACATTCCAGACAAAGCTTCTTCTTCAACGTCATCCAAAACTTCGCCGCGCAGCTTTTTTGCTGCTAGGTCTTTACCAAGTCGAGTTACAGCTGCCTTACCTGCAACGGTCAAACCTGCCTTTGCTACTGCTGCTGTACCGCCTGTAGCCACTGCAGCGGCAATAGTCTGTGCAGCTGCCGGCGTTATCTGCCCAACACTAAGAATTACCTGATCAAGAAAACCGCCGAAGGTGGGTTCAGCTAGAAACTCGTCGAACTGTTGGATACCAGCCGAAAGTGCTGCAGAGGTGGCTTGCTCAACCCGCGCCTTCTCCAGCGCGTAGTTAGCGCCCTCGGTATCACCTAACAGGTTTCTCCCAAGAGACTCAAATAGCGCCATATCCTGGCGTAACTGAGTGTCGCCAATTTCGACGCCCCGTTGAAAAGTTTCGAAAAAACCGTCCGGTGCTGTGGGCGTAAACTCTCTCGGGTCTGCTGCCTGTGGCACTAGGCCAGCCAGCAACTCGTCATCAAACTGCCTTTGTGCAGCTGTTATCCGAGACATGTTCTCGAAACTCAGCTCTTGTGGGGGCGGTGTCTGGCGAGCCGGTTGACCGCCCGAGTTAGCTGTGTTGACGCGCTGGCGAAGCTCGCCAGCCGTGATGTTGCGGCCCGACTCCATCTTTGCCATCGCGGCTAGAACAGTCGCCCGTGTGCCTGGGTCAGTCAAATTGATCTGGTCATCTGCGCCAATGCCAGTCTGGCGGGCGACATAGTTTATATAACCTTCTGTGTCGTTCTCGCTTGGTGGGGCAAATGTGGAAATGGTGTCACGTAGTGTGTTTATACCGCGCTCACCATATGAATTCAGAACACGGTCTGCTGCTCTATACCCATAGTCCTCATCACTAAAGCTGGAGAACCCACTGTCTTGGCCTGTCTGCCCTAACCAATCGTTAGATTCGTTGTACCTAACATTGAGAGGGTTATTAGTCCTATCGGCAACAGCCATTTTGAACCTCTATTCTTGCGATGCTACTTGGCCGGCCTCAATCGTCTGCGCGAAATATTCGAGCATCTGAGTGCCTAGTTCACTGGTCAGTTGTTCTGTAGAGATTTCGCTCTTGGTTTCCTGGAGATTAGACCCCAAGATCTCAATTCTTTGGAGTGCTCCTGTTCTAGAGCGTACTACTTTAAAACGCTCTGGCCCGAAATCGACGCCTATTCTGGCCCCCCGACCTTTCCAGAAATCAGCGAAATACCCCAAAATGCCATCACTCTCTTTTGATGCTAAGTCAATTACGTATGTCTTAAGCGTACCCATAGTAGACTTGAATAGGGCTAGCCTTCTTGCACCGTCCGCTTCACCTCGGAGTGAAGCTATCCGGGCACCGAGCCTGATCATGCCTTCATTATGCTCTTCGCTACCCACGTTGTTATTAACTAGGAGAGTTTCGATTTCTATGCCATCCGCATTTACCGCGCTTTTGAACGCTCTTAAGTCTTTTGCTAGGTTGTAATTAAGTTTCGAAACATCAATCTGATTGGCCTGTGCCCTAATTGCATTTGCGACCCTTGCAGCATCAACCCGTGCGACATCAGTCGGTGAGGTCGAGAACGACCCGGTTCGCATATAGTTACCGAAACGGTCGAGGATGGTTGATTGGACCGCTGGATCACCTGCATAGATGGCGGCTGTCGCGTACATAATCGCACGTCTGTCGGCGTCATCCACTAGACGGGCAACGTCTTCAGGTGTTCGAACACCTAGCTCTTGTGCCCGACGTGCGCCGTAACTGATGTCCGCTTGTGTTGGTTGTGGATTTTCTTCCAACATGCGGATCACGTCCGCGATCGCAGGGTCCATATTAGTATCGGGGGAGGCTGTCGATGTTGATTCTGGTGCCTGATTATTGGCTGCTCTACTGGCTTCTCTTCTGTTTATACCTTGTTGGGTTAGAGGTGAAACGCCGGAGTCGGGGTCTGTTGTTGCCTCACGAGCCGTGGGGAGATTCTCATCATAATTCGCTTGAGCAGTCTCAAGCCGCCGCCGGGCGTTATCGAGCTGATTCTGTGCTCTTACCATCCGCCTATCCCCGGTCCAACGATTCATTAACTTCGTGGCGGGTCCAACACCTTCGTTTTCCAACCGGGTTATTTCAGCTTCTGCACTACGAACAGCGCTGCTTGCTGAGTTGCGCTCCTCTACAAAGCGTTGCGGTGGTCGGAGCATAACGTCGGAATCCGAGCCCCCAGTTCTGCCGAGTGCACCTGAAACAGATCCAAGTTGACGCGCTCTATTTACGTTGTTTTCAAAACGCTCCATTGCCGTTGACTCAGAATCAGGTTCCCCCTCCCGCTCACGAGACAGGGGTGAATCTTCTAACCTTTCTTGGGCCGGGCTCTCTTCGGTATCGGGCTCTTCTGGTTGACCAAATGTTTGAAAGTGAGCAGTGAGATCGAGTCCCTCCTCTTCAGCCACTTCAAGCAACTCTGGATAGGTCATGTTAGAGAATGCTTCGTACACGGTGCGCCCTGCAGTAGGATCTGCATCGGTTATACCATCGAGGCTATCCAGCAGATCTTGACGAAGGCTGCCCAATTTGACCTGTGCGTTTACGGCTCTCTGCGTAAGCACCTGCTGAGAGCCAGGATTGACCTGAACGGCGTTGGCCAACATAGAGTTCAAACGTGACTGAGCCACGTCGTTTATCTCATCTGATGAGAATTGTCTTACCAGATCATTAGGATCAGACGTTGCATTCTCAGTAATTGGCCTGCCACCCGTTCCTAGAAGTACGTATTGCCCTTTGTTAGGGCTGGCACCAATACCTGTAAATTCAAAATCAGGGTTGTTGGGGTTTCTAAAATAACTGCTATCCGCCCCAAAAAACGCTTGTTGTTGATCTGGTCGCCAGCTGGTTACATTAGAAACCCGATAACCCCCGCCCTCTACCGGCTTGATTAGGCCCCGCGACAGTAGATCGTTGAATGTCTCAGAATCTTCCATGTTTCTTAGTTCACGAGTCGCGGCCTGATTTGCTAAACGACGTGACTCGGTAATCTGTAGCTGATCGTCACGAGCAAGGCGTCGAGCATCGCCACCCATCGCGTAGTCAAGAGCCCCCAGTATTGACTGGCCTACTGTTGATCGAACCATCTCTGTCTCCTAAATACCGGGGATCATAAATAGGGCGGCTGCGCCTAATGACCCAAGTGTGGAATAAGTTTGCGCCCGAGATTGGGCTCTCGCATTTTGATAGGCTTGGTTACGGGCTGACGCATTTGCCGCCGACTGACCAAGTTGATTCTGAGATGTTTCGTTCACGCCTTGCCCAACATTGATCAGTTCGTTCAGTAGCCCGGTGTTCATTTCACGCTGCGCTAACCGGGCATCGTTGACTGATTGGGCGCCGCCCAACGTGTTCGACAACTCTAGCCTACGATCCATCTGCTGCCTCTGTGCCGGGGTAAGCTGTCCGCCGTAACGGGATGCGTTACGTTGCGCGACACCACGCGTGAGTGCAGAGGCAGACGCCACATCTTCACGTGCCTGATCAATGAGACTAGTATCATTCTGAGACTGTGCGATCAGGTCGTTTTCAAAGTCGCCATAGTTGTTAATAAAGTCTAAATATTCGTTACGGGTAATATCAGCGAAAGCCTGATCTGGGTTACTGACGCTGGGTAAGTAGCCCAAGCTACCAGTACTGTTAAACCCGCGCCCCGTCATATTCCCGATAAAAGGCTCAAGCTGGCCCATACCTCTTGCATAAACCATCAGCCTCTCCCAAACAGACTACCAAGAGTCTGATTTTCTGTTTTGAAGGTACCGTCCTTCAGTTTGATAGGATTTCCATTTGCATCACGGGCGATCCCTTCAGAAGAAAACACGCTGCCTGTGCTCTGGTAATTGTCGTAACCTTTGGCGAGACCTGCCGTGCCGATTTGCGCGGCTGCATTTAGCTTGGCCTGTGCCACATCTTGGTTATTCTTGGCTCTTGCAAGGGCGTCAGACGTCGAAAGACGTGCTGCCTGTGCCATACCAGTCTGTGCTGTTGCCGCCTGCTTACGGGCTGATTTCAGCACGTTAGTCTTCATCATGTTCTCGATGTCTTTGGCGGACCTGTTAGCGACCCCAAGTTGGCCTTGGTAAGCCTGAGCCATGTCTCCGGCGGTGCTTATGTTTTGAGCCCGCTGATAGCTCGGAGCGGTAAGCGCCTGCATCGTGTCTGCATTACCCCGTCCGCGCAGTGTTTTCTTAGCTCCGTCGCCTGTCGCGGCTTTGTCGCGCATCTGCTGAAGGAGGGGGTCATACTTCTCTTTGAAGTAGCGGTACTGCGCCATCGCAACAGAGGCACTTGCACGATCTGCTGCGGTTGGTTGGTAGTCCTTTTTCTTTGGTTTACTGCCCATGAACTGGCCTCGTGTATATTCTAGTATCTAACCTCCATCCCTCACTACGTAGGTATGGTTCGATTTCATCTACTTGAGTCCACGTCTCCAAAGAAGTGCACTCTAATTCTCTTGCCACATTTTCAAAGAATGGGGAATACCTAAGAATATTGTGAGTGCCGCGCTCTTCTGCCCACGCAGTCCAAAGAAATAATGTTTTCTTGTTGTTGAACTCATCGATCTTAACGGTGGTAACGACGAAGCCTTCAGGCGCTGTAAACAATAGCGCTTCGCCAGACAGGCAGGCAGCGTATATATCCTCGGGTCGCCACGTCAGGTGGCGATTTTCGTCCAGTATTTCCTGAAGACCGAGCTTTACCCAATCCCAAACTTCACGGATGTTCGCTACTTGGGGGTTAGAAGAAGGTTCTCCGACCTGCATACTTGCGTTTACTCCTACCTTTGTGGATGCCGCCGTAATTAGTCTTAGCTGCTACAGGCATATCGCCGCTTCTAGCGATCCGCTCTGCGCTTTCCAAACCTTGTGTGTAGAGAGAGTTGTATACACCGGCGCCGTTGTAGTCAGTCCATTCCTGACCCGGCATACGTAAGAGCCGGGTTAACGTGCCGTTAACAATCACGTCGTGGAAATCATTCATGATGTAATCGTCACACGCTGTGGAAGTACGTGTAGGCTTCAACACAACGCGGAGAATGATTGCATTTGCCTGAGTCGCAGAAGGTGTTGGGACCAACCAGAACAGATCCTGGCCCTCTTTAATAAAGTACTCAGGAGTGCCGCTATCTGTTCGCCACTTCGGGTTACGCTGTTCAAGTAGAGTACTCGTAGTCGGCTCCAGCGGGTTGCCGTCAAATAGCACGTGACGTATGCGATGCACTACGGTTCCGTTTGGAGGCTCTAAGTCGTACTCATGCACATTGGCGATCGCTGTAACCGGGTCCAGCTCAGCTTGGTAGATACCTGTCCGCTCGCACATATCAATAACCGCTGCGCGAACATGCCGTTCGATCAACGTGTCGGGACAACCTGGTGCTGATGCAATAATCTCGGGGAGAAGGCTCTCATATGTTACTGCCATCTAGCTATATCCTGCCTGTATCCCGCTCAAAGTTCGGGGTTGTTACCTGATCAACCTGGCCCTTACCCGTAACCGACTGTAGGAACAATTGGTAGTGTTGGGCGGCGCGTTGGTTGTTCGCTGCATATTCAGCGTCTTTGGAATAGGCCCGATAAAGGACATAATCCATAATCGCGTTTGCGTATATATCAGCAATGCCGATGTTGTCAGATGCTGTAACCGAATCCGGGTTCTTCGAATACACAATTTCGATATAGGCATTACCGCTCACGCCGGGGTAAACGTAAAAGTTGCGCGGGTTCTGCTCATCGTAAATGTAATGCTTTACGATATTTGTATGAGCGGCTTGTCCGGTAACGCTTGGATCATGCCAGTCCGGTGTCTGTGCGTTTAGGATGTCAGGCTGGACTAGCCGTATCGACCGCTTACCGGTCCCACCACTTGCTGCAGACATATTACGAACAACCTTCAGTAAGCGGTTGCCGGCACCAGGAATATCCTGCTTCGTACCATCTACTAATGTAATGGTCGCGTTAACAGCATTCGCATCTGGTTTGAATAAGGTGATCTCTCGTTGCGCGTCATTCACCCAATAGACTAACTCGGCCTGCGGCCAACGTATGCCAGTTACATCTTGGATAGTGCTTTGGACCCTATCGATGATACTTCCTACGGTGACTGCCATTTCCGGTTTCCTTTAGGAACGTGTGACTTCTGCCCACGCCTTCTCACGTTCGTCTACAGGTACTGTCTCCCCGAACCTACGGGTGATAACAGCGGCTTTAGGGGTGTTGTCGGAAAGTTTGAAATCCCCTGGATTGCCGTCTAGATAGATCTCTCTCATGACTGCAACTAAACGCTCATGTTTGTCTTGGGCAATAAGCTGGTCCAACTTATCCTCAACAACTTCTTCGACACCGACTTCTTTCACTACGATGTCTTCGATCAACGAGGTGGCATCGTCTACAAGTTTCGCGCCCATCTGCAGTGCCGCGTAACCTATGTCTTCGCTGACTTCGGTTTCTACGTTCGCCTGAAATAACTTCACAGCTCCATGCAATGTCGCAACTCGTATATCGGTGGGACAAATTACTTTCATATTTACTCCGTCAAAAGGGGGTGGCCCCCCCATGAAGGGGGGACCGGGGGGGAGGACTCTTACTGAGCAGTGTCCAGTGCAATAACGCCGAAGTCCTGGACGTTGCCAGAAGTGTCAGAGTTATATTTTGGTTTACGGAGGCCAAAGATTTTGCCTACCGAGATACCAGACTGGTTACCATAGTCGAAGGTGTCTTCGACAATTTCAGGTAGACCAATGTCAGCCATCGCCAGAGCCTGAGCGCCACAGAAGAGGGCACGTCCACCGACAACGTCAGCGTCTGCACCCCATTTGTAGCCAGCCGCACCGGCGTTGCCCGAAGTACCAGTTGTTGCGCCAGAAGTGTTAAACACGTGACGGAACTCGTGGACCATAACACCGTCTACCATCAAGCTAGAGGAACCTGAGAAGAGCGAGTTAGACTCACCGCGTACGCCGGCATTACGGACGTTTGCAAGGAAGTCTGAGTCGAGCTTCAGGTCAGCCATTTGCTGTGGTGTGACGAACAGATGGAAGGTTTCTTGGTTGCCTGCGCCACGGATACCACGGATGTAGTTATCTTTGGCATAAGCCTTCAAGTTAACGATACAGGCGTAGCTGATTTTGTCAGCTGCTGTGACAGCAGTGGTATCACCTGCAACAAGTCCGCTTGTAGCGTCCCAACGACGGTGACGATCAGCAGTTGGAGCAGATACGTCTGATGCAAACTCAAGGTCTACAAGCTCGTGGCCTGCGGAACCGGAAGTTGCACGAAGTGCACCGTTGTTTTTGTGCGTGTAAGCGACGCCTGACAGGGTCAGGAACGACAGCTGGTCACAGCGGTCAGCCATAGCGTAGGCTAGGGCGTCACGAGACTGCTCACGGAAGTTTACGACGGTCTTCTGGTCAGCCATCCGGCCTGCGATGCGGTTAGCAAAGCGAAGCTGATCAAGCTCGATGGTGATGTCGTACGCACGGAGGGCTTCTTCGTTGCCTTCCAGAGTATTATCACCAGTGATACCGTCACCAGTCATGTCAGCAAGCAACGTGATGTTTGCTTTTGTGCCTTTAGCAGACTTAGTCAGCTCAGTGATACGCTGTACCATAGCGTTTGAGCCAGAACCTGCGAACTGGTTGATGAAAGATTGGTTACGTGCGACGCGCCAAAAGTCACGACTCCACGCCTGAAGCTGGTCGCCAGAAAGCGTACCAAAATTGGTAAGTGCCATTGCTAGGCTCCTTTAGTTAGGGCTAAGTTTTCACAGCCGCGTTAATGGAGCGGCAAATCCGTTCCCCGTATCGTGAGGCGACGTATTTGCAGTTGCTTTACGAGCAATGACCTCGACACATTTAACGCCTGTGTAGGCGACAACGGTATTTTAGTGTGTCCGACCACAACCTGATGTCGCACAGGTAAGCGAGAAGTTAATATATTAGCCAAGCTAATAATATTTGACAAGAGGCGTGTGGATAACACGCCTCTTACCGTTAAATTCTAGACAATATCGCCGCGAAGACGTTTTAATGTTGCATCAGGCAGGGCGTTAAACTCATCCTCACTCATACGCATGACGTCGATAGGCACAGTTTCGCGTGTTCGAGTGCCTTCACCCTCTAACACGGGCGGTTGAGCGTTAGCAGCCTGTATTTTCTTACTGATTGCAGCTTTTTTCTTAATTTCCAGGTCAGGATTCGGCGCTGTTTCCAGTGCGCTATCCAAATCATAGGACTTAACAACGAATCGAACGGCTTTTGACAGCGCTTCGACCGCATTGTCACCTTTAGTCATGAACGCATCCCGCAACTCAACGACCTCGTTGGTATATTCCTCGTTAAAAGTCTCCGAACTGCGGTCAAAAACCGGGAATTCGGCCTCAACTGCGGCTGCAGCCTGCTGCAAAGCGGTGGCGACATGGCTGTTTGAGTGAGTAGCAGCCATTTTCTGCGTCATGTCGAACTGGATCTGGGCTTTTTCCGCCGCGCGGATCTCTTTTCGAAGGGCGATGGCCTTCTGAGACTCACCATCCAGCACAAATTGCTGGTATTCCAACTCTTTGGCGTCGAAATCGTACTCTTCCGGCGCTGTTTCCACCTCCGGCTGACTGGCTTTTAAGGCATCGAGCTGCTTTTGGAGGGCTTTTTGCTTAGCTAGTACTTCATCCAGCCGGGATTTGGGGACCATGGGCTGCTTACGTCGCTGCTTGGGTCTTTCTTCGGGCTCTGGTTGTACTGCTTCAACTTCCTCTGGAGCTTCTGCGAGGGCGGACTCCGTCTCCGCTGGGGGTTCTTCGTCAGATTCTGCTTCTTCAACTTCCGCAGTAGCTGGTTCGGCCTCAACTTCTTCCTCCGATTGTACTTCTACCTCTGTTTCAGACTCCGTTTCAGGTGTAACAGCTTCTACTTCTTCACCCAACCCAAAATTTAGATCTACACCTTCGGGCGATTCCATTGAATCGGCGCCGGGCATACCATCCATAAGAGCGGTTTCAGACATATAAACTCCTTAAGGTTTGTTAGCTGCGGTGTTCATCGCCGTCGTGGCTAATTTTGCAGCTGCTGTAGTTTGAGATTGTTGCTGGCGTGTATTGTTAGTGAGTGAGGCAAGCTCCCGCCGCAATTCGAGCTCACGCATCTTGATATCCATCTGCTGTTGTAATTCTGCTACACGTAGTTGGGGATCAATCTGGGTCATTTCCTGTGCCTTGGACATATTCACTGCAGCCTCAGACTGTAGTTTCTGAACTTCGGCCTGCATTTTCTGGATCGTCAACTCAAGCTGCATCATCTGAGCCTGCTGCTGCATTTGAGCGGCTTGCATCTGCTGCTCAGACATATCGACGCCTGTCATCTGGCGAATACGTTTAGCGAGCTCACCCTTACGAGAGAGGTGGCTGTATTCAATAATGGCGTCGTCCGGGATTGCTACACCGGCCTGCCTCAGAGATAAGGCTTCGGCAAACTGCATCTCGTCGAAGCTGTCTCGCGCCGGTGCTGTACCAATAATCACATCGTACTCACCGACGGTCAGATCATTGATGATCTCGCCGGCTGGGGTCATCTCGTTAATAACGACTTCTTCACGCGGTTTCATCGGATCATCTTCATTAGTGATCTGAATGAGCCGTTCTTCCGTATAGAACCTTTGGATGAGGTTTAGAATTTTCTCTGCTAGGTAGTGGCGGGTCTTACGCAGGTTATCCAAAGGAACCTGGATCATGATGGCGCCACGGTTCTGCTTAGCCTGAATAGCCACACCGGACACTTCGGCGCTATCCGTACCCAACATAGAATCGTTGATACCTGATATCGATTTAATATTGGCCTGAGCCTTAAGCGAGATCCGGTCCAACCCTGTCGGGATCTGGTTAGGTTGGATCTTGGACGGGGGTTGCGAACCACGGTTGTATTCCAGCACTAGGCCGGTCTCGGCACCGTGCTCTTCAAGATCTTCAGCCCGCATATTGGTGAGTGAACCAGATTCCACCATCCACCCGGAGTTGGCGGTGGTGTTAACAATATGGAGCTCTTGGGAGGCGATCTTGTTGAGCTGCTCTTGGGGAGACAGCAGGTTACGAACCACGCCGAACGGTCTGCCCCTACGGAAGTAGGAGAAGAAAGGTACGATCGTAAAGTCTTCATATGGCGACCAGTCGTCATGCAGGACCACCCGGTCACATGTCACGGTCCACCGGACTTTACGTTTGGTTTTGGTGATGATGCTCAGACCATATTCTTTGGCGAACTTTTTAGCTTTGGCATCGGACCAGTTGGATGGGACATCCCGCTGATCACCCGTTGCAGGATCTACATAACAATCAACACGGGTAACCTTACGGTGTTGCCGCTCGATCACACGCAAGGACTTTACGGTGCGGTACTCATCTTCACCGGGGACAGTTGTGCCGAGATAATCATCAACATCGTCGATGTCACCGTAACGGGTCTCACTATATTCAACGGAGTCACGACCGAAACTGTTACCGTTCTCCGCTATGAACTGAAGACGGGCCGCTTGCTTTTTCCCATACATCGTCTCGATATCGTCGAGCGTCATCCAGCGTGTATAGAAGAATTCGTTCCACGTCTTTGGATCGTAGTCTTTCGCGTCTGGATCGATGAGGATGTCCAGCGGGTCAACGGCTTTAATGCGTACTTCACCGTCCAGGTGGTCTGTAAAATCCATGCGTACATCAAAATACCCACGGCCATCCATAATAAGTCCGTCGCTGAAGACCTGTTGTTCGATCCAGTCGAGCTTATTATTGTCTGCGATCTGCATCAGAACCTTGGTCAGAACGTCTGCTACCTCCTGAGACCCCGCACGTCTGGGCTTAAACTTAACATCCGCACGTCTAGCGGACTGTTCACCCATTATTGTGTTGATCGTAGGCAGGATGGTGTTAATAGTCAGGGCGGGACGGCCTTCGGCGTCGAGCATGGCTACATCTTCGGCGTCCCATTGTTCGCCCTGATAGAACGCATCACACTTCTTTGCTAGGTCAACGTATTCGACATGCCCGTTGTCACGCGCCCTCGTGTATCTGTCCCACTGAGTGCGGCTGATTACGTCTTCTTCACCGGGCTTTATGTTACGGCGTTTTGTATTCTCTTTCATATCATGCACTCATCGCAGACTTGGACCGTAACTCACGACCCAAATATTCAAGTTTGTCGCGCCAAGAGGGCGGACGCTCGATCTTCTCTTGAAAAGTGCCGAACTCAGTCATCATGAGTCCAATCCATGCAAGTGCGTCGACCTGGTCGTCGTGCACACCGTTGGGGAAACGCAACAATTCTGCAACCAAGGGTCCAGTAAAGACCTCGTTACGTGGTAGGTACACCATCCCTTGCTGCATCCGGCCTTGAATAGCACGTGCCCTAGCTTCCTTATCCCGGCGCCCGGTCTTTAAATCCTTGAAATACGCCTCGTAAAGACCCCGCTCACGAACACGTTTTTCAAGAAATGGGCCGAGGGCCATTTCAATGTGTCCTTTTTCAATACCTATAATTGAAGGTTTCCACAACTCATAAAGATCAAGTATCCGTTCGACCAGCTCAAACCCGTCATAACGACCCCGGTCTACATCAACTACAAACAAGTTGTCGTCTTCGTCTACACCTACGGTCAGACCTACGGAATAGTCGTTCCTGTCCTTCTTACCAATGGCCAAATCCCACGCCGAATAAAACCGCATTCGATCGAGATCAATATCGTCAGGTTCGTAGTACTGAATCATGTCACGGGTGAAATAGTCACCGTCATCGGCCACGGGATTCTGCTGATAGAGCGCGGACCAGTCCCGAGGGCCGACGGCTCGTTGTATACGGTTCAGGGCATTAATGTCGTAGCGTTCCACGTGGAGCGCCTCACCCTTTGACCGGAACTCCTCATCTTCCCCCGCGATCGCCGGATAACGGACAACCTCCCACTCATCACCACCTTCGGTCGATGCCCGCAGCAACCGGCCCGCCAGATCGTCATCGTGCCAACGCGTAAGAATGACCAACACACCGCCGCCTGGTGCAAGCCGGGTGTAGGCAGTAGAGGTGTACCAGTCATAGGTACTTTCTCTATTATTCTGCGACTCAGCATCTTCACGGTTTTTAATCGGGTCATCGATCAAAAGAATGTGGGCACCTTTACCGGTGATACCACCGCCCACACCAGCAGCTACATACCCGCCGCCTTTAGTGGTGAGCCAAGCCTCTGCCGACTGACTATCAGGATCTAACCGTGCATCTTTGAACACGGACTTATATGCGGGGTCACGTAACCGTTGCCGGACTTTACGGCTGAAGGTCATGGCCAGTGAACCAGAATACGAACAGGAAATGAGCTCGTGACTGGGGTGCGCCCCAAGGTGCCATGCCGGGAACTCAACCGATGCAATGGTCGACTTACCGTGCCGGGGTGGCATAAACAGCATAAGACGCGGTGACTTCTTATCCGCCACATCCTGGCTGAACTTCTCCAACCGCTGACAAATGTCCTTGTGCACCCAACCGGCAAGATAGTCCGGGTTATTACGTTCAATGAACGGTAACAGTCGTTTACGGACTAAGATCCGTCGTGCGAGTTCTTTCTTGGCGGCGAGGGCAGGGGAGTCTTTCTCCACGGGCTCCTCAACCTTCACCTCATTAGGATCGGGTAACGCATCCTGCATATCAGCAACGCAATACGCACAGATGCGGTCTGTACCAGAAAACAGGGTGACGGGTTGTAAAGTCTTACAGCGTGAACACTCTGTCTTCGAAATACCCTCAGTCATCCTGACTACTCCCACGCGTTGGCTCAAGATGCTTCTGATCTTCACCGACTAGCGATAGCAACTCTTCGTCACTCATACGTTCAAGCTGTTTGATGTTTGCAATATTGACCGTGATCTGTGGGCTGTTGTCGGGCTCAACAAGCCGGTGAAGTTTCACCAGACTGTCGGTTGTGTTCTTCATCTCGGTGGCCGTGGCCGACGAAGCGTAGGCATCGAGATACATCTTATGTGCGTTGGCAACGGTAAACTCCACCTTCTCACGCATCTGCTCACGAAAGTACGCGACGGCCTTTTTTATGCTTGGACGCTTGTTCGCCTCGTAGGCAGTCTGAGCATTTCGATAACCAACAGCTCTGCCGGCTGCAGCGATGCTCATCCCCGAAACCATGTAGTAGACGAACTTCTCCTCCTGGACAGTTAGCTCCTTTATTCCCACCCCCATATAGGGCATGTGGGATTCAAATTCAGCGCGTTCAAAATCCCCGGATAGGGGGGATATATCAGTGGAGGGTGAAGTGTTCTTGGTACTCACTTAGTTTTCCGAGGCTAGGGTCCAGATGTACAAAGACAGGTTGTTTAGTTGAATCTAGTTTGTTGGCAATAGATTCGATGTACGTCGTTATTTGTTCATGGTCAAATCCCTGAGCAAACATGATCTCCAAACTCTTGTCGTAGTCATATGCCAGTACTTCGTCGCCACTGGCGGTCCACGCTGTTCCGACAACAGCGTCTTCTAAACCTTCTAACGAATACAGGGTTACATATTTATTAGTCATACTAATATTTTTCCTCAATCGTCACAAATGTTTCGATAGATGAGCTCAACCCATCTCGCTAACTGCGCCTCGGTCATATCACTCTTCATAGAGTTAACACGGTATGCTGCCAACTGAACATTACCTTCAACATATCCCACCACGGGGTCAATACGGTCTATGGACATGTTTGAGTTCTTTTTGTCTTTATCTGCGGAGTCGTAGGTAAGTTCGACCCCGGTGATGGCACAACGTCCCTGCTGAGTTTCCCAAAGACTGAGGACATATTCACGGGTCACTTCGAACGGGTATTTGCCTTGCTTTGTCCGAGAACTCCTCAAGGCGGTGAACAACCTGGTTAAGTACGCTTTGGGATTTTTGCTGCGGTATTCAACCTTACGCAGGTGTTCACACTTATAACAAAGTCTATCACGTCTAACATTCCGCGCCACAGAGTGAGGGAGGGGTTCGTCGCATAAACGGCATAGGCGTCTGTCGGCGGCCTTAGACATGGTCGCCATATACTCATGCGGTAAGAATCTCCGCAAGAGCAATCCACAGCAAAAAAAATACTAGAAAAAAAATTTGAAAAATTTTCGCATATTTCGCTCTCGAATTACCTTACCGGTCCTGCAGACCCCACCCCTAACCCCGATTCGTAGCTGGAACCTTGTTTCTGATTCTTGCCATTGGAACCTTGTCGTGTTTTTAGGCCCTCGCTCCTTCGTCGCTCGGAGTAGCAGTTGGTGTGTTGTTTAACAAAGGAGTACACAACATGAGTTTATATAACCCTGAGGCATACGACGCCCACGTCACCCTGATGTATTCTGACGAGAACATGTGGTGGCGTATGTGCAGAAGAATAGTGAGACCTGACTCCGGCCCATACCGCAGAGTCGACTCCGAAGATCTTCTCGGCCAGCGTTATGGGAGGGAGTGCCCAGTTGGTGACCCCCTGCTTGCTTACCTTGACGACTACTAACTAGCCTAGCCCCTGCACCTACAGTGTGGGGGTTTTGCATTGGCTACGTTCTTATAACTAAAGGAGTACAGAACATGGACTGGGAAAACCTATTGCAGGAGTTCGAGCAGGAGATCTACGAGAGCTTCATGGAGTCGGGAGCTTGCTACGACACTAGCCGTGAAGACTATGATGAACTCTGGCTGCGAGAGAACGGCCACGACATCTAACTAACATAGCCCCTGCACCTACGGTGTGGGGGTTTTGCATTTTTAATTGTGCTTTAACAAAGGAGTTCGCACATGAAACTTTCATCTCTAGTAGCCGCAGTCGCCGTTCAAACCAAAGGTGTTTATGGCGTTGGCAAACGATTCGTTGATCAAGTTGCAGATGACATGGCCGCTATCGAAGAGCGTCGCGAAATGGAAACTAAACAAGCTGCCCGTGATAAGGCGCAGTTCGAGAAGTTTCAGGACCACGTCCGCCGACAGGAAGCCAAGGAACAGTAGCAACTGCTTACCCCTGCCTCTCACGAGGTGGGGGTTTTGCATGTTCTATGTCACTAAC